CTGCTGCAGGACGGCAATCTGCGCCTGTAAAAGATGATTCTCAGACCACTCCCTGACCTCAGGGCTCTCGTCCGTAGACCACTGGATAACACCAATCTTGCTCTTCATGGCGTCCTTGAACGCCGAGTGCAGGATCGTAAATCCAGGGTTATCATTCATGAACACGTAGTTCACGTAGTCCGTCGCCTGCTCCGCCTGCGCGTTTTTCGCGGCAGTGCGGGGGCTGAACTCTACCGGCTTCTCCGACGCCGTAAACACGCGAAGCAGGCTCGGCATCATCGCGAGAATGGTGTCCTGCACGACGGTCATCACGACCTGGCTGCGGCCCTCCTCCTCGTTGCCGAAAGGCTCGCCGCGGTAAAATTTTTCAGCCAGCACGCGCTGCGGGGCAATGACGCTGTCGATGTAGTCCGTCGCGTCGGTGATCGCCGCCGTCACCGCGCCCTGGAACTCGGTGTCGTCCATGGGCTCGGCCATGGCCACGCTCTCGACGTTTTCGATGTCTTCCATCATCCAAGCAGCCCCGGCGTCGGGGGCACGCCGCCGTACTGTCCGCTGGTGCGCAGCCAATCAACGTAGAAGGGCGGCAGGCCCGCCTTGATCATTTCCTGGCGGCGCTTCTCCTCATCGGAGAGGGCGGTATCATCCACGGGAGGCTTGCTGGCAGCCGCCGCCGCGGGGTTGCTCGTGCCGGTCTGATACGTGCTCTGCGTGAGCGGGTTGATCGTCATCCAGGGCGAACCGCCATCGGTCCTCTTCTGGAACGGCCTGCCCATGAAGGCCATGATGGCGCCCATCGGGTCGCCGCCGCCAGCATTCAGGCCATATTCCAGTTGCTTCATAAACTGGCTGGTGCTGCCGCCTCGGTTTATCGCCATGTCAATAAATCCCTGCCGGTCGCGTGTCCTGTCCAATGCTCGGGTAGCCGCCAGCGTCAGTGTTATTGATGCTGCGGACGCCGGGCGTACCCTGGCGCGGCCAATTCGCTGAATTATTCTGCCAGTTGGTGCCGGGCGTGCCAGGCATTCCCCGCTGGACGTTTGCCCACCCTGGGACAGATTGCATCGGAGGATTGGTCGAGGACGCGGGGGTCCAGGCTGCGCCGACAGGAGCGGCGGGAGGAGCATTGAGGCCCTGGTATGACTTCACCAAGCTCCGCACGTAGTCCGCAATCGTGGCCGGCTTTTCCACAAAAGGGTTGCTCACAAAACTCGGCGGGTTGGTCGGCATCGCCAATTCCTGCTCAACCGCCGGGTAAGTCTCCGCGCTTGCAGGCACCGCAGTGCTGTCGAGAATACCGCCCACCTGGGGGCGGTTGGCCGCCTGTGCGCGATGCGCCTGGCTGAGAGCCTGCCCCATGTTCATGCCGTAGAAGCTCTGGCCCTGCACCGGAGATCCGGCAAACATCGGCTGGCCGGTGGGTGTGCGGAAATTGCCATAGGAGCCCAGGCTCGGCCCCATGCCAGCACCCGCCAGGCTGCGCGCGTCACGCATGCCGTAGGCCTGCACGTCGCCGCCAGCGCGCCCAAAAGCAGTGTTGCCGCGGATATCGGTGCCAGTCGTCAGGCCGGTGTGGCTGCCGTAGCCGCCGTTGTAGCCGGCACCGCCGCCCATGCCCGTGCGGCCACCAGCGGCGCCACCGCCAAAACCTCCACCTACGCCGCCGTTGGCAAGGCCGCCAGAGGAGCCGCGGCCTGGGGATGCGCTGTCGCGTGCAGACATAAAGGGGGCCCCTACGGATTGATGGTGCCCACCCATAACACACAATCTGTGTCAAGGCAATAAGTGGTCTAGTCTACTCTAGCATTTGTCCAGACCACTTTCAGGTGGATAAGGGGGGTCAAAAACCAGACCAATCCACCTTGCGGATCAGACTACCCCCTTGATGTTACGTTTTAGGGGTTGCCCCTTCTTCCACTTCGCCCCCCTTCCCCCAACCCTTGAGGCAAGGGAGGCAAACGTCAGGCACAAGGCGTCAGCCATGTCAGGCGATCGCATGCCGCGGCGCTTCATCTCCGCCTTGCCCTCAACCTTCGTCTTGCTGTTTGACGTGAACATATAGGTGGGCGCGACGAGCTCCTGGCGCAGGTCATCCATCTTCGGAAGCTTGCAGGCGCGCTTGTTCAGCCAGTCCTTCACTGCCAGCCACAACTCATCGCGCAGTTTCGCCGCCTGCGGGTTCATGGCCGAACTCTCCGACACGTTCACGTCGCGCACGGAGATGTCGAGGCGCAACTCCCCCATCACCTCGCGCAGGCGATCGGCGACACCAGACCCCAGGCCGATGCTGTCCACGCACATTTCCTCGGGGCTGTCGCCCTTCGCCTCGTTTACGATCGCGCCCGTCAGCTGCATGAGGTCCAGCCCCTGCCATGTTTTAAATTCGACGACAACATTGCCGCGCCTCTTGCACAACACAGATCTGTCATCACCAAAGCGCGCCACGTCGATGCCGTAAACCAGCGGATCTTTATCATCAAGCATGATGTCCCGCGCCATCGCACTGTCCACCAACTCCGCCGGGATCAGCGTCGTCGTCTCGCTTTTTGCAAATTCACCCAGCACGCGCACTCGGTAGGCATCGCTTTCTGGTCCGTAGGTATCGGAGATCTGCTTAACGAAATCTCGCGCAACACGCGGGCTGTCGAGACACGAGACATGGTACGTCTTCCACTCCGACGCCAGCGCGTGGTGCGTCTTGAAAAACAGTCCGCTGTTTCTCGTTGGGTTCCCAATCAAAATCGTGCATGCCTGGTGACCCGACATCGAGCCAGCAGCACTCTCATACACCGCCTCCGGCACGGCGCTCGCCTCGTCCACCAAAATCAACACATGATCCGAGTGAATGCCAGCCAAGGCCTCGGGGCGATCCGCAGAACTCGTCCGTGCGCTGATGAATGACGCCTCGGGCGCCGCCTTCAGCGTCACCTTCTCCGATGTCGTTTCAAACAACGCCCTGATCGGCGCCGGCAGGCGGTTGATCCACAGCTTGATCTCCGCGAACAGCGCATCGAACAGCTGGCCCGCAGTTGGAGCGGTCATGACACACTTTTGGGGGTACTTGGCAACCATGTGCCATATGGCCAGCCAAGCCACGAATGTAGACTTGCCGACGCCGTGTCCCGCTCGCACCGAGATCCTGCGCTCGCCACGCGCCACGTCCGTCATCACCTTCGCCTGCCACTCGTCGGGCTCCGCACCCAGCACGTCTCGAACAAAACCCACCGGGTCACTCGCATAATCCGTAAGCACCGACCGCAGGCTCGCCTCGATCGCGACCGGGTCAGCCTTTGGAACCTCAACCGCAACCGTTGCCACCAAGCCCGCGGCCTCGTTCTCAGCCTCAAGCTTCTTCGTCAATGCGATCATCTCCTCCTTCGCAATCCTCTCGGCCTCTTTCTTCGTCACCCTCTTTTTTTTCTCAGGCGGCGGAGCCAAAACAAACGGGGGAGGCGGGGGGGACGGGGGCACCTCCACCTCGCTCTTCACACGCTTCCCGCCGAATTTGTTGCCAAGGGTCATCGCTTCAAAACCATTTCAAATTGCGCGCATACTTCAGCACCAGGCGCCGCGTCTCACGAACACCCAGCAACCGCACGCAGTTGCCCAGCACCATCTTCAGCACATGGTCGTGAAAATAAACGTCCTGGCGGCGCACGGCGTCCTCGATCTGCCGGTCGAGGCTCATGCGCGTTCCTCCAGTGCGGCGCGGGCGTTTTTGTAAATCGTCACCGGCATGTCGCCAATTGTGGAATAGCTGAGAGCATCCCGCAGCGCCGCCTCCAGCTTCTCGATGCGGGCGGCGGCTTGGTTCATCAGGTTGCGCTCTGACGTTTCCGTGCCGAAGTACGGATCACGCAGTCTCTTCACAAGGTCACTCATCGCTGTTCTCCTGATGCTTTCCTGACGTTGAGAGGCAATGCGGCTGGCGGATTTCAGGGCATCACTTTCCATCGCTGGCCTCCAACGGTTCACAGCGCCATGCAAACGACAGCATGACGTTGACGGAGAAATCTTTTCCACACGACACGCAGTTGAAGATGTCGGTGGCCTCATCGAACAGGCTTGCGCCGTCATCGGCTGGGTTATTCAGGTTTCCGCAGTGCGGGCAGATCGCGCCTTTTGTGCTGTAAGTCTCACTCATCGCTGTTCTCCTGATGCTTTCCTGACGTTGAGAGGCAATGCTGGCGGCAGCTTTCAGGGCGTCACTTTCCATCGCTGGCCTCTTGCTTTACCGTGATGTTGTTGTGGCGTCTCACAAGCGCAGTTGATCTATTGTTCCTGAAAACGCGGAACTGCACGCGGCCATCCTTCACACGAAAGTCAATGCTGTGAACTAGACCGCAGTCGCAGCAGCACATTTTGTAGCCCTTGCGAACAGGCTGGACCCACTCGCCAGCTTTCGGTTCGGCGTACCTAGGCATCGCGGGTATCCTCTTGCGGCGATAAGGGGAGGATGATGGCTGTGTCCGACCGATCTGGCTCGTCGGCTCGCGTGTACATCCCCGGCCACGCCTCAAGCATGGCGAGGAAGGCGGCGCGGGCTGCTTCTTTGTAGAAACGCCATTCCGGGTCAGCAATGCCCCCGTCAACGGCAATTGCCCTCGCCCCCGCCTCCAGCGCAGCGGGTGGAATTGTGATGTCAGGCATCCGCCATCTCCTTCTTGATGCGCTCCACTACCCAAACCCCAAACCGAAATTTCCTGGCCGCATCCTCGACACTCATGCCGTCACGCAACGCATCGCGAATTGCTGCGAAGCTGTGGCGGTAGCCGCCGGGATATTTTGCATTGCCCTCCAGGATGTCGTCGTGTTCCTTGATCAGCGCCTCACCGCGACCCCACAAAACCTCGATGCGCTTCTCCAGCTTCACAAGCTGCCGCACCGTCGCGCGCCGTTCTTTCTCAACCGCAGCCAGCTTGGCTTCCAGCTTGCGCAGATAGGCAGCCCTTTCCGCCCGGTCTTTTTGCAGGGGTGTCTTCTTCTTCACGCCGCCATCTCCTTCTTGATCCGCTGAACAGTCAGCACGCCGACACCGTGGAGGGTTGCAGTCCGGTTGATGCCAGCGCCCTTCGCAAGCTCCTCACGAATGGCCGACCGCTTCACCTCCGGTAGTTTGCGCCGCCCGAGCTTCGTGCCCTTGGCGCGCGCAGTGTCGAGGCCGGCATTGACGCGGTCCACGATCATCGCCCGCTCAAATTCAGCGAACACGCCCATCATCTGAAACAGCGCCTTGCCGGCAGGCGTGGAGGTATCAATCGCCTGCTTATGCAGATACAGGTCAACGCCCGCGCCCTGGATTTCCGACAGGAACCCGATCAGGTGCTGGAGGCTGCGGCCCAGGCGGTCGACAGACCATGACGCCACCATGCTGAAACGACGGCGCACCGCGTCCTTCAGCAGGGCGTCAAAAGCGGGGCGTTTGTCGCGCCCCTTGCTGCCGCTGATGCCCTCGTCCTTGTAGACCGCAACAACCTCCCACCCGGCGCGGTCGGCAACCTCGCGGAGCTCGCGCTCCTGGTTCTCGACCGTTTGGCCGCGGGTGGAGACGCGGAGGTAGAGGGCCACGCGGGTTTTATTTTTTTTCGCAGCCGTACCACCCTGCCCGTCACCGGCGACGGGGGGTGGGGCCCCATGCCCCTCCGGGGGGGCCTCGGCGGCCGGCGCCGCCGGGCGCGCAGCCCGCTGGGCCTCCGTCGTCTCGTCACCTGGTTGGTTGCTCGTCACCCTCGTCATCGTCCGCTTTCCTGCTATCTATGACCTACACATAACATCTGATTTGTGTACTGTCAAGTGTCATCATCAGAACCGTTGGTTTTATTGATCTCGACGCTGACGTTTTCGGAGGGGATTTGTGTATAGGTCGGAGTGACATCGATCGGCGCCTGGCCGATCCGCTCCTGCCGGCGAGCACGGATCTCTTCGAGCAGCTGCAGGTGCATCGCGCCGACATCGGTCACCCGCACGTCCACCGCCTGTGTCGCCTTGCCGTAGGCGCGATCAAGCACGACGCCCGCGGCCTTTACCCGCGTGTCCTCGCTCTTGCCGTTGAGCATGATATCGACCAGGACGGTGACAGCCTGAGCCGACGCCGCGCGGAAGGCATCGCGCACCTCGTCGGGCGTTTTGGGCCGGCCCGCCGGGTTGCGGACCTCGCCGGGCTGCGCCGGGCGAAGGTTGGCGAGGGACTTGGCTGTAGGCGGTTTGCGGCCCATGTCTTATTCCTGAAAACCATTTGGATTATTCAATAGCATCACCCTACGTCACCCCGCCGCAAGGTAAGAGTTCCGCATATCCTCCGGCAACTCATCGCCCCTCGCCCAATTGACGCGACGTGATGCCCGCGCATCCTCGACCACCCCCCCCTCGACACAGGTCCTTGGTCCGGTTCCCCAGGTCGAACCCCACAACCCCGCCCCCGATTTCCTCCCGCGTCAAGAGTGACGCCCGCTGAGCCGGGTTCTGCTGCCACCAGACGTCAACCCCCTCCAGATCATCACAGAGGCCCCAGCAGCGGCCATCGCTACTTCTGGCTGCCATGCCATGCCCACTAGCCGGACCCCCCACAGCGG